GCCTAGTACTGGGTACCAAGAAAGATGAAACCGTGGTCCGGGCCCGTAAGGTAGCTCAAGGGTATTGGACTAACAAGAATGAGATCCCACGCATTCTTCAAGCTCCACGGTGGTACTTTGCTACAAACGATCTCGATTACAAACGTGAGGACGGTTCACACGTCTACTACGTGGGTTCTCACGGTACGAAAGATAAGGAAGATGAGTTCTACGGGAAACCGTATGCTGATAACTTCCTTGGGGTGGTAAGGGTCAAAGAACCCGATCCAGTAATGGAAACTTTGCGTCTTACCTCAATTGCCAAGGACGCCAAGCAGTACGGTGCCATTGTCATTGCTCATTTGGACGCAATATTCTCTCCCAAGACGTACAAAGAACTGTCGGACTACAAAACCACCTTTTTGTACCCATCCAAGAAAGGTGTCGACTTGCTCGACTCCAAGGATGTGCCCATCATCGTGGAGATGCGGCCCGCAGGTCTTGGTTTACGGGGCGTGCAGTCTTGGGACGGTATGAGTCGGGTTCTAGATCAAGTTCTTGCAGATGATCCTTATTACTGGATCACCGACATTACGGACTTAATCTATGAGGAGAAGGGTGAGAAGAAAAATGCCCGGAAACTCAAACCTGTGATTTCCCAGATCACAAAGTACCTTGATGTTCAAGCGACTTTCAATCTGGAGAAGCAAAAGGATGAACCCAAACCGTTCATCGGTAAAGTGCGCTTGGTCTTAGGTGGTGACATACTCACACGTAACCAGCTAGCAGCTCTGGCAGAGGACGTTAAGTCCATTAAAGTAGTGTGCTGGAGGGAGTCTGATAACGTGGGTCGTTATGCTACCATGGTAGAGTTACAGTCTGGTGACATTGGTATTTGGGCCAGAACTGTATCTAACATCTACTACGCGATCAAGCAGAAACCCTAACTGATCGTAGAGGTCCCGCTAATGAACATCGACAGACTGGCACCGGATCAACTTCCGGTAACGTATCAGAACAACCCAGTCAATGATGATGAACCTGGTCCTAAATACAGTATTAAGCGATTCATGTTTGTGGCATCGCTATACTGTTGGATGAATCATATCGAGAAGCCTACCTCCAGTGCGATGGTTGAGCTGAACGATCGGTTCAAATTGGTGAAGAGATCGAATGCATTACTGTTCCCTGCCGCAATGAGTAAGTTAGTTTGGGGAAAAGTCGATCTTAAATCAATACATGAGCGCTTCAAAGAACGGAAGATGCAGATCGATGAAGTGGTCACGGAACTCATGGACAGGGCCCCTAACTGGGTCAGGTACGATGATGACGTGCAACTGACGCGTGATGTAGAACAGATCTTCCGTAGCGTACCCGCTGTGTAAAGAGCATACTCTCCCTAGTAGGTGGTTAACCTACTAGGGAGAGTATATGCCGTATTACTTCAATGCGGTGATGATGTCATCGCGTGCATTCATCATTGCACTGGTCAAGACTTCGGTCGAATCAGACAGTACAGAAGCCGCTGTCACAGTGATACCGAGCTTGTAGAAGAGGTCAGAGAGTTGTGAAGTGACCAATCCTGAGAGTTGATCATTGTCTTCTTTACTGATCTCTTTCTTAAGTTCTTGCACCAGAACTACCAGACGATTGATCAAGGCCTGGATAGCGACGAAGTTGATAGCCCCGACGTCAGCGTTCAGTTTGTTCAGTAAGATGTAAGCCTGCTCAATATCAGCATTCCGGTCAACGACCTGATAGAGACTCAGTTGAGTCCGGCTGGCATTTGTAAAGAACGTCTTGACCTTATCGAAGTCATCCTGGGTCACCAACGCCAAACCGTTCTCAAGGTTACGGATACCCGACTGGGCTTTGAGGCGGTCAGGGTCATTCAAAGCTGTCGCCAACGCTTTGTTGACGAGCTTCAGGGTGACTTCCAGGGATTCTACCGACGGTACGATTACATTGATCAGCAGGTTCAAGTAATCGACCCACTTACCAATGAAGCCCGATGGTACTGTCACGTAGATCTGACGGGTCTTGGCGAAGTCCTTACCTTTGATCGATTCCAGTAAGTCGACTGTATCGATCTTTTGTTTCGGATAATTACCAAGCTTCAGACCATTGAAGTAAGTCGTGATGTTCTCGACGTACGACTTGAAGGTATTGGTCAGCTTGGAAACAAAGGCCACTGTTTTCGATTCAGTGGACAGAGCGCTACCGGCTTCGATCAAGCTTGGAAGCGTGCTCTGAGTTTCAGATACCAACTTCTCAAGCTGGCTATTAACTTTCGACATGAGCAAACGCTCCCTTAGATTATAGATTTAAACAAACCCATAGCAGAGTCTATTTATTTACGCAACGTGTGTATGTTGTGTGAAATCATTATTGGAGCAAGTAAATGTCTTACGCACAACTCTGGAAACCCGCACCAGCGTTCTATCCAATGCCAAATACCGGTACCATTCTCGACATCTCCGCCGGTAACTGGGTGAAGGGACATAAAGGCCAATCCATCCTCAACGGTGGGTTTGCACTGTTCTGGTCTATTGCTGCATTACCTAACATGGGTAAGTCCACAATTGCAGCTGGTTGCTGTGGTGCTGTACTGCGTGCATTCCCAGGCGCAGCGCTCCATGTACATGATACTGAAACCACGATGGTAGCAGAACGTGTAGAGCGACTGACGCGGCTTGGGATGGGTACACCGTCCAAGTACAACACAGTCCCTGAGAACCTACTCTCAGACGGTAAGATGTTCTTTACCAACTCCGTTGATTATAACGGTACTGAAGTGTTTGAAATGGTGAAGAAGTTTGCCAAACAACGTTTCAAGGATGAGAAACGTATTCAGCTTGAAATCCTGAACCCGCATGACGGCAAGCCATACGAGTACTTTAACCCAGTCATCGAGTTCTGGGATTCCTTCTCAGGCCTTAAAGCTGAGAACGCTGTTACCATGTTGGCAGAGAATGAGGTTGGTACTAAAGACCTCAACATGTTGGCTATGCGTGTCAACAGCGGTAAGAGTCAGATCGTTGATCAGATCAACGACTTGGCAGCACGTCATGCTATCTACTTCTTGGGTACTGCCCACGTAGGTGCTTCGTATCAGCTTGACCCACGCTCACCCACTATCAAGACATTGAAGTGGCTTAAAGGTGAAGTCAAGCTGAAACGTGTTCCTGAGAACTTCTCGTTCCAGACCGGTAACTGCTACATCATCACTCACTTCTCGCCGATGCTGAATGGTAGCGGTAAGGATGCAACGCCAGAATACCCTTATGAGCCAGGTGATGAGGATAAGCAAACTGACCTGATCGAGATCAAGGTTACCAACCAGCGTGGTAAGTTCGGTATCTCAGGGGTTCCTATCCCTCTGGTTATTTCTCAGAAAGACGGTTTCTTGCCGTACATGTCTAACTTCCAGTTCTTGAAGGAAGAAGGTAGTAAGTTTGGCTTTGAAGGTAATGATCGTAACTACACGCTGGCCTTCTGCCCGGACGTTAAACTGCAACGTACCAACGTGCGGCAGAAGTTCCGTGAGAACCCACGTCTTCAACATGCGGCGTACATTCTGGTCAATTTGTACTGGATGTTTACCTACTGGACTGAGTTCGATGACGAGCTTCGTTGCACGCCTACCCAGTTGTATGAAGAAATCAAGGCCATGGGGTACGACTGGGAGATGCTCCTAGACTGTCGCTATTGGTTTATGCCTATTGACGCAGGTGTTGAGATCCCTTTCATTTCAGCTATGGATCTCCTTCGTATTCGCGCCGGTCGCTATCACCCTTACTGGTATCCAAAAACACGAAAAGAAATGGGGCTGCCTGAACCTGTAGACGTTGACATCGTCGCAGAGTGTGTGGTTCCAAAGGAATCGAAAGGAAAATAACTCATGAGCAATTCACTGGTTACAAAGGTCGGCGACCTGTTGTCTAACCAAAACGCCAAACTCGGAGGTATCTTCAAGTCGAACTTTAAGTCGACAGCTGAGACCTCCGAGGGTGAACAACGTGAACTCAACCGTTACTTTCGAGTACAGTTGAGTACGTTGCGCATTTCCACACTCGATGAATGTGAGTGTCTGCGTGATGATATCGCTCCAGTGTATTGGCTCAAATACTTCGAAACTCATGTATTGCCAACTCTGGTGCGCTTCAACCTCCCACAAGAGTAAATCCTCATGGCTGACAAACGTAAGAAGGTCACTGACCTGCTGCTGAAACGTATCGGTGCTATCATACCGGGCGATACAGCAAACGTTAAGATCCTGAAGGAGAAACTCGATGCCATGTCTTTGACAGAGTTTGAGGCTTATATTCGTAAACTCAAACCCGTTAAGACGGACGAGGATATACAGAACAGAGAGTGGTTACCTTTCTATCTCCCTAACCTTTCAGGTCATCGTGTCTCCATTGCACGTAACTACCGGTTAGCGCGGGAGATGGGACGGAGTATCGATCACAAGTTGGTGATGACTGACCCATCTACGGGTCTTCAGTATGTCACACCACACGCTTATCCTGTACTGGATCTCCCTGTACGGCGTCAAGCTCAGACGGTCGCTAAGAAGCGGTCTATCCCTGAGCACAACCAACGGATCGATGATCTGACTGAACAACCTACCAGTGAGTCTAAAGGTAGTCGTATCTCCTCTCCTGAGGGTGTGGCGCTTTTGTCTCGTGGTCTTGATAACACGATGCTTGAATTCGTTAAGATCCGTGGTGGTGACACCGCAGGTTATCGCGAGTACAAACGTCTACTCATCGAGAATGGTGAAGTCAGCTTCACGCAACTGGAGGGGTTGGGGATCGCTAAATCCACCAAGACGGCTGCCATTATCTTTAATTGCATGCACATTGGTAATAACCTAGACCCATCAACACCGGTACCTGAAGATGCTAAACCAAAATCGAGCTGAGTTGGTCAAACTGGTCTCTGAGATCGTTATTCGGTGGACCATCACACCTGAGCGGGTTTCATGCCTGCTCAAGTTTACCATGTGTTGTAAGTTGGCTGTGAACTATCGAACCTCCTTGCATTCTAATGTAGGGTGTTCCAAGCTCTGGGATTACTTTGACCTTCAGATGAATGTTGAAGATCCTAACTTCATGGAAATGCTCATGGGGATGACTCAAGAGTTTATCTTCCTGAGTGAACTTGATGCTAACGTGACAACAGCGTTGGGTCAGAGTTTGTCCTGGGCTACACATAGCCGGGCCATCCCTGAAGAGATGTCTACGTTGACAGCATCCACTGAAGACTACACAAACATCTTGCAAGATAACCCCTGGGCTGTATTCACCTACCTGGTCTCTATGACTGATCTGGTGCGTATACTGGGTCAGATTAAGAAAGCTCAATAGAAAGCCGAGGTACTGAATGAAACAGAGAGCTCTAGTCGAACTTGACTTTGTTCTCGATACCAGACACGGCACATTACGGCGTATCGACGAACAACTCGCCGATACGCTCGTAAATTCCAATCTGTATCGTAACAGAATGCATGATAACTTTGACCTGTTAACCAACGGTGTCATCGATCGTGCGCAGTACAAAGAACTTTATGCCGCTCGCGATACTGAAACCTTGTTTAACTCGAGGATGACAGACTTTGTCTACTTCCTTCGTAAGGATATCTTTCAGGGTCTTGAACGCGTTGACCGTCAGGTAGACATTGATTCATTGGAGGTGGATATCAACTTCTACCCCTATGACTTGACGCCAGATGAAGCTGACATCATCAGAGCCTCCATTGAATACTATCTACCCTGGCCTACTAAGGTCGGTATGGTTCGGTATTCACCTGAGTACCTGAACCCAATCTTCCTGGACAACATGTACGATCTAGTAGCGTACTACAACCATGAGGACTGGTTAGGTCCTAACTCACAGCCTGTGATCGATAAACGGATTCCTTTGGTGACCTTAATCACCCCACGGATTGCTCCTAGTGGTAACATCCCACCAGTTGACCGTGAGATCAAAGATCCCTTCTTGGTCCGTGAGGCATGTTTAATCAAATTCATCGCACTGCATCATGTGCCGACTGACTGGGCGTGTTACAACCCACTCATCCTTCAGAAGATACAAAGTTTGCGATGTTAAGGATGTTCTCACCTGAAGCATCTTCACCTTCAAGAAACTCCACTGAAGGTAGACGTACGCCTTCGAGCGGGTCACGCTGACGGGTGGGGGCTGGACCTTCATCATCACCTTGGTTCATCATGCTGCGAAGACGACGGAAGGTATCGATGACTGTACGGCTATCGACGTTGGATGTTTCTTCAATATCCAGCTTACGTGTGGTGAGTGCAGCACCGTCCATGTCGCGTAAGACGCTGGTCAGGTCTTTAAGGTCTGCTGGTATCTTACGGTACTCACCCACGCCCAGCAGATCATCTACGATCTCGTAGCGAAGACTCTGGGTAAACTTCAGGATGTCGGTCGGCTCAGTGCTTTTAGGACCACTGGGTTTAGACGCTATGAGTTCACCTTCCAGGATTTCTTGGTCTGTGATATATTCTGAAGACATTTCTATTCTCCTATTACCCTCTAAGGAGGGGATATGTTTTTCAAACGATTAAAGACATGGTTACTGGGGGAGGAAATCTTACTGCCTAAAGAATGGCCTGTAGACAGTTGGGACAGGATGTTCACGATGGCACATTATGCTCAAGAGTTTAAGCT